CCTCCTAGAAAATGGGAGTCGGTCTACACAGGAGGTTACTACACTTATACTGGTATGAACTTGGTGAAGACTATGGATCAGTCTTACCTTGAAATGTTAGAAGCTAAGAAGCCTACTGAAGTATTTAAAGCTGTAAACATGGTGCAGGAGACAGGCTGGAAGGTCAACAAGGAAGTCTATGAGGTTATGGAACACCTGTTTACTTCCAAGGCCAGCTCCAAAGTTATTCCTGAATTCCATGAACATACTATGGAAGAACCTTATCCGAAGCAGGGAACTAAGGAAGAACAAATAAATTGGAAACGCAAAGCTACCTTGCTGCACACTGATAATGTCAGGAGGAAAACCAAGAGGATACAGTTTAGTCAGCTTATGTGGACTGCAAGAAAGTTTAAGGATGAGAAGGTGTTCTACTTTCCTCATACTCTAGACTTTAGAGGCAGACTCTACGCGAATACCGCCTTCCTTAATCCTCAGGGGGAAGACTCAGCCAGAGGTTTGCTTGAGTTCTCGAAAGGGAAACCTATGGGAAACTCAGGCAAGCCTTGGTTGATGGTTCACTTGGCTAATTGTTATGGCTATGACAAGGTATCGTTAGAGGAGCGCGTAGAGTGGGCTATCCTACACTATCAGGACATCTTGGATATAGGCTTAGATCCTTTGGAAAACAAGTGGTGGATGGATGCTGATAGTCCTTGGCAGTTTTTGAGAGCTTGTATTGAATTAGTAAGTGTAGAACAGAATCCAGATTTAGATAGTCACTTACCCATTACCGTAGATGGTTCTTGTAACGGTTTGCAACACTTCTCAGCTATGCTCAGGGATCACGATGGGGGAACGGCAGTTAACTTAAGGCCAGCAGATAAACCTCAGGACATCTATGGAATAGTAACGGAGGCTGTAAAAGATCGAATAAGAAATGATCCTGAAGCTATCTTGGAAGAAGGAGATGTAAACAGGGCTCTTGTGAAACGGCCTGTTATGACAACTCCTTACGGAGCTACATTGTATGGTATGCGAGATCAACTCCATGAAGAATACAAGAAGCAGCTCGATAAGGGGCTTCAGTTTCCTACAGTTGACAAGAATGAAGACATCTGGAAATACTGTAAATACTTGGCTAATCATATCTATGCTTCTATTGGGGATGTGGTGGTGTCAGCAAGGGAAGGCATGAAGTGGCTCCAGGATTGCGCTAAAGTGATGAGCAAGGAAAGCAAGCCTATTTACTGGACTGTTCCTACTGGTTTTGTTATTAAGCAGAAGTACATGAAACCGGTAGTTAAACAAATTAAAACTGTTTTAAATGGTAAGCTGGTATCATTGTTTTCGGCTCACAGTTTAACCGACAAGCTGGATAAACATAAACAGTCTAACGGTATAGCTCCTAACTTTGTGCATAGCTTGGATGCTTGTCATTTAATGAAGACTGTGATTGCTTCTTATGCAGACATACAAAGTTTTGCAGTAATACACGATTCGTTTGGAACCCATGCTTGTGATATGGAAACCCTCAGTTCAGTATTGAGGCAAACTTTCGTTGAGCTCTACTCAGAAGATGTGCTGCTCAAGTTTTCTCAGGAACAACCAGATGTATTACCGGAATTACCGAAGTATGGAACTTTAAATATTAACGAGGTGAAAGATGCAGAGTTCTTTTTTAGCTAACACAGATGTAAAGAGAGTATCAGAAGGCATGATGTTAGTAGTAAGTAGTCTTGAAGGCTTTACAAAAGCTGAAAAGTGTGCTATAATCAGTTCTGTTTTTAATTGTTTGTATCACCATAAGTTTGAAAGGAGATTCAGTGATGTTATGGGAGTTGTAGATAATATGCGCATAGATTGTAAGTTAAAAAAAATCCCTGAGTTTGGGGGAGCAGAAAAATTTATTCAAGGAGAAATATAACAATGCAAAAGAAAGAAAATTTTCCGATTAATTTTACACCTGTAGGTATAGCTTCTTATCCCCATTTAAACAAGCCTGACACAAGGTTTGATGATGATGGAGTCTATCAAGTTGATCTTATCTTAGATAAGAACGAAGTTAAAGCTATTGAAAAGATTGTCAGCCCTTTGATGAATGGCGGTAAACACAACCCAATCAAGGAAGAACTTGGGGAGGACGAAAAGCCTACTGGTAACTACAAGGTTAAATTTAAAATGAAGGCGGTAATTAAGGTTAATGGAAACCGCATCAAACAACAGCCTGTGCTTACAGACACTAAAGGAAACAGGATGGTGGCTAAAGTAGGTGGAGGCAGCCAGCTTAGGATAGCCTATCAAGCTATTCCTTTCAGCCAAGGACAAGGTGGAGTCACCCTTAGAATGAAAGCTGTCAGGGTAATTGACCTGGTGGAGTACACAAGCGGTGTTAAGTGGGATAAGGAAGACGAAGGGTTTGTGCAAGAAACTGATACAGAAATTACAGGCGAGAATGATGATGATAACTATGAGGATTTCTAATGATGCCTTCTTTTGATGAGTTAAAAAAATACGAGGCTGCGGATGTTGCTCAAAACCTAAGGGAACATCCTGATTTAACCTTATGTGAGTTTCTAATGCAAGTGGAATTCATGGTTGAAGCAGGGAGTTTCCCTAGAGAAGTTTTTTACGAAGTTTCTCAGGTCAGTAAATTACTCCGAAAATTAAAAGAGGATAGGATCAAGGGTCATGTGGCGAACTAAAAGACAAAGGCTCAGGGGTGTACGAGAAGGATATAGAAGCGGTCTAGAGGAGTCCATAGCAAAGCAGTTGAAACAATATAAGGACCTTACTTGGACTTATGAGAAGGAACGAATCAAGTATATCCCTGAGCCTAGACACTATACTCCTGATTTTATTTTAGAAGGTATTATATTTATTGAGACAAAGGGAAGGTTCTTGGCAAAGGACAGAACCAAGCACCTGTTAATCCAGAAGCAATATCCGGATTTAGATTTACGATTCGTATTTACAAATTCCAGACAAAAACTTTATAAGGGATCAAAGACAACTTATGCAGCATGGTGTGAAAAGCATGGGTTTCTTTATGCCGAAAGGAGCATACCTGAAACATGGATGAACGAGCTCACCAAAAAGTGATACATGAGCCATGTCCGAAGTGTGGCTCTAAAGATAACTTAGGGAGGTATCCAGATGGACACGCGTACTGCTTTGGAGAAAGCTGTGATTATTATGAGCATGGTGATAGTAATTCTACTAGGTTTGTGCCTCAGTCAACCACTAAAGGACTTATTATGGGTGGATGCTACAAAGCCCTTAATAAAAGAGGAATCTCGGTTGATACCTGTAGATTCTTTGGATACCAAGTAAAAACCACAGCCTCAGGAACTACGGTACATTTAGCTCCATACTTTAATGATGATAAGGAGATGGTAGCTCAACAAATCCGTAAAAAAGAACATGACTTTAGCTTTGTTGGAGATGCCAACAACCTTGGATTGTGGGGAAAACAGTGTTGGACCTCTGGAAAATACATTGTTATTACTGAAGGACAGATTGATGCTATGTCAGTTGCGGAGGTGAATAACTGTAAATATCCAGTAGTGTCCATCCCTAATGGTGTAGGTTCAGCGTGTAAGAGTATCAGTAAAGACTTAGAGTGGTTATTAGGAAACTTTCAAGAAATCGTCTTGATGTTTGACAACGATCCCCAAGGTAAGAGTAGTGCTCGTAAAGCTGCTGAACTGTTTCCACCAGGCCGTTGTAAAATTGCTTCCTTACCCCTTAAGGATGCTAATGATATGCTCCAAGAGGGTAGAGGTAGCGAGGTTGTAAACGCAATATTCAGGGCTAGTGTCTATAGACCCGATGGAATCATAGCAGGGGAAGATACTTGGGATCTTGTGAATACTCCTATGGAAGCAGCAGATATGGAGTATCCTTGGCAGGGGCTTAACAGCCTTACTCTAGGAGCGCGTAAGGGGGAGCTTGTTACCTTCTGCGCTGGAACCGGAGTTGGCAAGTCCACAACTGTTAAAGAGATTGCATCTTACTTTCTCAGCAAGGGAGAGACTATAGGATATATTGCCTTGGAAGAATCGGTTAGACAGGCTGCGGTTGATTTCATGTCTATCGAAGCCAACCAGATGCTACACCTTCAAAATAATTTGGATGAAAAATATTTGAGGGATATATGGGATAAGACTTTAAATACAGGCAGGATCTATTTATACGATCATTGGGGGAGCTTAGATGGAGATGTGTTGTCAAATAGAATTCGTTACCTTGTAAGAAGCTGTGGTGTGGGATGGATTGTGATAGATCATATCTCTATTATGATTTCAGGTATGGAAGGTGGAGATGAACGGAGACTGATTGATAACCTAATGACTAAACTAAGATCACTCTCAGAAGAACTTAATATAGGGATGCTCATTGTCTCCCATTTACGAAAACCTAGTGATGGAAGGGGGCATGAAGATGGAAGAAAAATTACACTTAATGATGTTCGAGGGAGTGGAAGCATTTCTCAGCTTAGTGATTTCGTTATCGGACTCGAAAGAAATCAACAGGAAGACGGTGAGACAACTGTTCGTATCCTTAAGGCAAGGTATAAGGGAAGCTCGACAGGTGTTGCAACCAAGCTCTACTACGACAAAGAAACAGGGAGACTTAGAGAGTGTGGATCAACTCTTGACGAGGGTTTCTAAGCTTGAAGATTTGGTTATTGGAGATGGTAAATGAAAATAATGTTTGACATTGAGACAGACGGACTCTTATCTGATGCTACTAAGGTTCATTGTATAGGGCTCACAGTCGAAGGAGCAAAAGCTTCTCAAATTTATGCTAACCATCAAGGTTACGATTGTATAGAAGATGCTCTTGATATTATGACAAATGCAGAGACTTTAATAGGACATAATATTATTGGCTTTGACTTACCTGTACTTCAAAAAGTATTAGGATGGAAACATAGGGAGTCAACTCAAATTGAGGACACTCTTATTATATCTCGTTTGATGTTTCCTAACATGATGGAGCTAGATGCAAAACCACCCATGCGAGTACCAAGAAAACTATGGGGTTCTCATGGCTTGAAGGCTTGGGGCTATAGGCTTGGGCTATTGAAAGGAGAGTTTAATAATGGAGATGCTGATTGGAGCACTTTTAATTCTGACATGGCTTCTTATTGTGCAAATGATGTTTCCATAACATCCATGTTGTATGACCACTTAGGCTATAGTGAGCTTCCGTCAGAAGCTGCCATGTTGGAACATGATTTTGCTTCTATTATTCAAAGACAGGTTGAGTGGGGGTTTAAATTTGATGTTAAGAAAGGACAAGAGTTGTATGTCCGGTTGTTGCAAGAGAAGGATAACGTAGGTAAAAAACTCACAAAAACTTTTGGTTCTTGGTATAAAAATGCTGGCGAGTTTGTACCGAAAAGAGATAATAAAGCTAAAGGATACACTGCTGGTTCTGCTTGTACCAAGATTGAAAAGGTGGACTTCAACCCTAACAGTAGAGATCATATCAGTTCCAGGTTGCAGGAACATTATAAATGGAAGCCGTCTGAATTTACACCTAATGGCAAGCCTAAGATTGACGAAAAGATTTTAAAGAATCTTCCTTATCCTCCATGTGAAGATTTGTATACTCATTTTCTTTTAGCTAAAAGAATTTCACAGTTAGCTGAGGGAGATAATGCGTGGCTTAAGTTAGAACAAGGTGGAAGGATACATGGCTATGTCAATACTAACGGAGCTGTGACAGGTAGGTGTACCCACTCTGCTCCTAATGTAGCTCAAGTTCCTGCTATCTACAGTCCTTATGGTAAGGAGTGTCGAGAACTTTTTAAACCTACTAGGGGAAAGGTGCTGGTAGGATGTGATGCTGACGGCCTAGAGCTTAGAGCATTAGCAGGTTATCTTAAGCGGTATGATGGAGGAGCTTATGCTGAAGCAGCAGTCGAGGGAAACTCTAAAGATGGCACAGATATACACACGCTTAACCAGAAAGTATTAGGTATAGATTCACGCGATAAAGCTAAGACTTTTTTCTATGCTTTTATTTACGGTGCAGGAGATGAGAAGCTTGGGATGATCTTAGGCGCGCAAAGGAAAACCGGAAAACGAGCTAGAGAAAAACTATTGAAAGGAGTAAAGGGATTAGAACAACTAACAGACGCAGTAAGGAAAGCATATAGAAGGCGAGGACATTTAATTGGTTTAGATGGTAGAAATCTCCATGTTAGATCTGAGTATAGTGCTTTGAATACTCTGCTTCAAAGTGCTGGAGCTGTGCTTATGAAGAAAGCTTTAGTTCTTTTGGATGAAAGGCTCAAACTTTTAGGCTTTGATGCTCCTGAAGATTATGAGTTTGTAGCTAATATCCATGATGAATTTCAAATTGAATGTAAGGAGAGGTATGCCAAAAAATACATCGGACCCCAAGCAGAGTCAGCTATCAGAAGGGCAGGAGAATACTTTGAATTTGGATGCCCTCTTAGTGGCACGTTTAAAATTGGAAGAAATTGGGCTGAAACACATTAAGACTTATGATGAACTTGAGAAGTTTTGTGAGGGTCTTTATCAGTTTTTGTTAACTAAAAACCCTTATATTAAAAGTAAGAACGTAAAACTGTACAAAGGGTTTATCCGCCAAGCTAATAGGTATATGCTTCAATTATTACGAAACTTTACCTGTCAAGGCTGTGGTAAAAACGATAACGGATATGGATTACACTTTCATCATGTTCAGCCGAAAACTAAAGAAGCTAAGGTTTCTCATTTGGTAAAGTCTGGTTGGAAACAAGCTCTACGAGAAACTTTATTATGTTTATACTTATGTAGTGAATGTCATTCTAAAGAACACAGCAAAGGACAAGAAATTTATGGAAACAACAAGACTATTGATAGATGGAGACATACTTATATACAGAATTTGTTGGGCAGTACAGAGTGAGGTAGAGTGGGAGGATGGTGTTGTAACTACTCACGTTAACCTGGAAGAACTCTATCACCAAGCTGATAAATCTGTAACCAACATTATAGAATCTTTAAATCTTGGCAAGGATGCAGATGTTGTTATTTGTTTATCGGATAGGGCAAATAATTTTAGGAAGAAAATTTTTAGCGAATATAAAATGAACAGAAAAAAAAACAAGAAGCCTCTAGGTTATAATCAACTGGAACAATACTTGAGGGATAAATACCAAGCTGTATCTTATCCTACCTTAGAAGCAGATGATGTTATCGGGATCTTAGCTACGGATAAAACACATACATTAAACTTTGTAGCCTCGATTGATAAGGACATGACTACTATCCCTTGTATTTATTTCAATCTTGATACGGAGATTAAAACAAACATCAATGAGGAGATGGCAGATTTTAATTTTTATTTACAAGTCTTAACAGGAGATGCCGTAGATAATTACAAGGGGTGTCCAGGAATAGGGGCTAAGAAAGCATTAGCTTTGCTTGGGGGTCACAAGCCTGCTGACTGTTGGAAGCTGATAGTTCAAGCTTATGAAAAAGTAGGGTTGACGGAAGAAGATGCTCTTATTCAAGCTAGGATGGCAAGAATATTAAGGAGTGAAGACTATGAGAAGGGAGGAGTTAAACTATGGAATCCAAAATAGAGGATCACCTAAGAGTTAAAGAAATTCTAGAGGAGTGTGCCTTACTAGCCGAGAAAAAGAATAAAGATTATGCTAAACCTGGAGATCCTTTACATAACTTCAGGAGGTGTAAGGCATTAGGAATTCCTGTGAGTGTGGGGATTGCCTGTCGGTTACAGGATAAGTGGAGTAGAATTGAGTCTTACTTCAGGGAGAAGAAGCTATCTAATGAGTCTATTAAAGATTCGTTGATGGATAATATTAACTATTCGGCTATACTAATACAAGCCTTAGAAGAAGAAAGTAGAGACAATGGAAAAACTGAAAGAGTTTCACCAGAAAGCGAACTTGGCTGTTAACGCACCATTTAGTAAAGAGCTCTTAGAATTTAGAATGAAATTAATTTATGAGGAAGTTCAAGAGTTAGCAGATGCAGCTCTCCGATTAGAAGGAGACTTAGATCAAGGGGAACAATATGTAATGCTTCAAGATTTCTTACAAGAAATGTGTGATGTTGTGTATGTTATAAAAGGCACAGCCTTGTCTTTCGGCATGGACTTTGATAAAGCTTTTGACTTGGTACACCAAGCTAACATGAGTAAGTTTCCTGTTACCAAAACTAAAGAAGGAAAAGTTAAGAAGGGTAAAAACTATCAACCACCTGTACTAGAGGAGTGCGTATGATACCTTCAGTTAGAGCTCAAGTAATAACCAGACGTACTTATAGTAGACCTATTGAGGGTGAACATGAAGTTTATGAAACTTGGAATCAAGTTGTAGACAGAGTAATAAGCCACCAGAAATGGTTGTGGGCTAGGGCTGCTGGCGAGGAACTAGAAACGGAAACAGAGCTTAATGAACTACGTCAATTACTTTTAGATCGTAAGGTTATGTTATCTGGTAGAACTCTTTGGCTTGGTGGAACTGAGATAGCCAAGAGGAGAGAGGCCAGCCAGTTCAACTGTGCTCATTTAAAAGTGGAGACTATACATGATATTGTTGACTCTTTGTGGCTCTTGTTACAAGGGTGTGGAGTCGGGTTTACTCCTGTCGTTGGAACCCTCTCAGGATTTACAAAACCCATTGAAGAAATTGAAATCGTTAGGAGTAAGCGTACAAAGAAAGGAGGACATGAAGGAAACAAGGAAAGCTTTGATAGCGACACAGGCACTTGGACCATTACCGTTGGAGACTCTGCTGAAGCATGGGCAAAAAGTATCGGCAAGCTTTTGGCTTTTAAAGGGAAAGCTTCAAGGTTCGTTCTCGATCTCACCCAACTTAGACCAGCAGGACAGAGGCTCAGTGGATACGGATGGATCAGCTCAGGAGATGCGCCCTTATCCAAAGCATACACAGCTATCGTTCAAATTCTAAACAAGAAAGCTGGACAGCTTTTATCTAAGATTGATATTCTAGATGTAATGAACTGGCTTGGAACTGTATTGAGTAGTAGAAGATCTGCTGAAATAGCCTTGGTATACCATGACACTCCTGAGTGGAAGCAGTTTGCTAGAGCTAAGAATGATTTATCTAAGACTCCGCACCGGAGTCAGTCTAATAACTCGGTAGTATTTTGGAGCAAGCCTGAGCAGGAAGATCTGGAAGAAGTGTTTAAAATTATTACGGAATCTGGAGGTTCCGAACCTGGAATTATAAATGGAGAAGAAGCTAGAAAGAGAGCTCCTTGGTTTACAGGTGTTAATCCCTGTGCTGAGATCCTCTTAGGTAATAAAAGTTTTTGTAATCTATCTGAAGTAGATCTTTCTAAATTCAAGAATGATTCAGGGGGTTTGGAAAGAGCTGTTTATTTAACTAGCAGGGCTAACTATAGACAAACCTTAGTTAACTTGGATGATGGGATTTTACAAAGGACTTGGCATGAAAACAATGAGTATCTAAGACTGTGCGGAGTAGGGTTGACAGGCATAGCTACAAGAGAAGACCTCAATGAATATGATTTTAAACGCTTAAAAAATGTTGCTGTTCATGGTGCATACTCTATTGCTGACGAGCTCGGTACACAACGTCCTAAAAATGTTACCACTGTAAAGCCGAGTGGAACATTGAGTAAGATAATGGATACCACTGAAGGCTGCCACAAACCAGCAGGACGTTATATATTTAATCATGTTAATTTTTCAGTGAACGATCCTATGCTTCCTAGATTGAGGGAAGCAGGCTATCAAGTTGTTACTAATCCTGTAGATGAACATAATGTTATTGTTACTTTTCCAGTTAAATGGGAAAATATAAGATTTGAAAAAGACGGAGATAAATATGTTAATCACGAGACGGCTATTAAACAGCTTCAAAGATACAGATGTCTTATGGACTCTTACGTTGAACAGAACTGCTCGATTACTGTTACTTATAAGGCTGATGAAATACCGTCTATTATTGATTGGCTCCTCAATAATTGGAGCTCTTATGTTGGTGTTAGCTTTCTTCCCATTTGTGATACTCAAGAGGTCTATGCCTACTTACCTCAACAAGTGGTAACTAAGGAAGAATATGATGAATATATTTCACAGTTAAATCCGGTTGATCTAGATGAAGTAATGGGGCTCCATGAAATCGAGGATGACGAATGTTTACAAGGAGTTTGTCCAGTTAAATAATGAGTCCTTCTATAAAAGGACTTTTTTCAACCCTTTAGGAACAGTTTTATGAAAAAACATAATAAATTTGGTTTAATAATTACAGATGAGTTGTTGAAATTGCTAGGTGAAATGTTTCCTGATAAGCTTCCTAATGATCTTGTATCTGATAAAGAGATGAGTAGACTCATAGGACAACAGGATGTAATTTGGTGGCTCAAGGATAAACAAGAAGAATTAATTCAGGAGAATTTAGAGCGAGAAGCTCAAGTTACTATTAAAACTTAAAGGAGACTAGGAACGTGCTAGAGCTATTGAATATCTTAATGTGTGTAGGGGGAAGTCCACGGATGGCTCCACCCCCTCCACCCCCACCTCCACCCCCACCGCCACCACCGCCTCCGAGCCCTCCAGCTCCGATAGCACAGGTGACTACAGGACCAGCTAGGACAACAAAAGATGTTCAGGCAAAGCAAACAGCTAAGGGTAAAACCAAAGTTGCTAGGAGAGCTACAGGTAAACGAAGATTCCGAGTTCCTTTAGGTGGTGGACCTACTGGACTTAACATTGGATAATAATATGATTAAATACGCTCTTGTTTTTGTTTCTGTTTACGCTGCCATTCAGCTATTTGGTCTATTCTTAGGGCAGTAAACTATGTGTGAGCCCACAATCGCTACGGCTATGGCTATTGGAGCAGCTACTGGAGCAGCAGGATCAGCAATAACAGGAGGTGATCCACTACAAGGAGCTGTGTTTGGTGCTGTTACTGGTGCTTTTACTGGTGGTATGCTTCCAGATCCAGGCTTTAGTTCCACAGGGTTTTTATCTAATATTGGAAGTAGTGTTGGAGCAAGTACAACAATTAGTTCAACTTTTGGAATGTCGGCAGCTCAAGCTGTTGGTATGGGAATCACAGGACTAGCTACGTCTGTAGGTACAGGACTACTCATGCCTCAACAGCAAGATTACTCCCAATATTATCAAGGTGCTTATGGATCTGCTGATCCTATAGCTTACAACACTCAACAATCGGTAGTTACAGGATCAGGTGGAAGACAAGCCAGTGCTCTCTTGGCTGAAGAAATTAAACGTACGAAGAAACGCAGGGCAGCACAAGCAGACGTAGGTGACATAGATCTTGCGACTTCACTTTCTAATACAGGATTACAAATAGCATAATATGGTAGAATCTATATCTAAAAAGTATTCAAGCTTAAGTCAACGTAGACAGTGGTTTCTTACTAGGGCTTGGGATGGAGCAGAGATTACTATACCCTTTATACTCCCTAGAAATTCTACTCTCGATCAGGATTTACCAACTCCGTTCCAAGGAATCGGAGCAAGAGGAGTAAACAACCTAGCTGCCAAACTCCTGTTAACTTTGTTTCCTCCTAATTCTCCTTTCTTTAAATTTCAGATAGATGATTTTACTTTAGAAGAACTACAAGCACAAAGGGCTCCGGTAGAAGAAGGCTTAAATGCTATGGAGAGAGCCGTCATGGATGAAGTAGAAGCAAAGGCCATGCGCGTTCCACTGAATGAATGTTTACGGCACTTGATTATCACTGGTAATGCTTTGATTCATGTTGACAAAAATAACAAGATTAGAGTCTTTCATCTGGATCAATATGTAGTAAGACGAGATCCTCAAGGAGATATGCTTGAGGTGATTGTTCAAGAGAAAATGAGCAGGGAGTTATACAAAGATATTTTTGGTAGTGCTCCTCCTAATGAAACAGGTCATGCTGCTGATTCTGTTGAAAAAGATTTAGACCTTTATACTGTAGTCAAACGAAGTAATAACAAGATCAAAGTATTCCAGGAAGTGCATGGTAAAAAGATTCCTAATACAGATTCTGTTTATCCGCTTGATAAAAACCCTTGGCTCCCCTTGAGGTTTTCCTCTATTGATGGTGAAGACTATGGGAGAGGATTTGTAGAAGAATACTTAGGTGACTTAAGATCTCTGGAAGGATTAGCCAAGGCTATCTTGGAGGGCTCTGCTGCTGCTGCTAGAGCTGTGTTCTTGGTTAGACCTAATGGAACTACAAAGTTAAAAACGATTTCACAAGCTCCAAATCTAGCGGTTCGACAAGGTAGTGCGGATGATGTGACCGTACTTCAGATGCAGAAGTTTAATGATTTCAGGGTAGCTCAGGAAACTATCAATCAAATTGAACGAAGGCTGGCAGCAGCTTTCATGTTAAACCAAAGCGTTCAACGTGATGCAGAACGAGTTACAGCAGAAGAAATCAGGTTCTTAGCTAATGAACTTGAGACTTCTCTAGGGGGTATCTATAGTCTTCTCTCACATGAACTTCAGTTACCTTTGATTAAACGTATTATTTCTGTATTGGAAAGAGAAAAGAAATTACCAAAGCTTCCTGAGGGAGCTGTAGAACCTGTAATCATCACAGGGTTTGAAGCTTTAGGTAGAGGGAATGATGCTAACAAGCTTGCTACATTCTTACAGACAGCAGCTCAGATACTAGGACCTGAATCAGTGCTCACTTACACTAATGCCAGCGATGCTTTAAAACGCTTAGGTGTTGGTTTTGGAATAGATATGAAGGGATTAATAAAACCTGAGGAACAAGTGCAACAAGAACGTCAGGCTGCTCAACAACAACAAGCGATGGCACAGGCTGGTGTAGCTGCCACACCTAATGCTGTTAACCAAGCAGGCGAGATGATAAGGGAGCGACAAGCAAATGCCGAAAACCAATAAAAAATCTGAATCTAGTATTACTTCTAAGACACAATTAAAAGATGTCGATAATACAATGGTTATCATGGAACAGAAAGCTAATGTCCAAGCAGGAAAAGGTGGAGGTTTACCATCAACGTATACCAAGATCAAACTTCCAAATGGAACAATAAAAGAAACCTATGGAGAGCGTTATGGCAGACCAACTGATAATTGAAAATGACGCTCCTCAGAGTGTTGAAGCACATGAAGCGGAGATGGCATCTAAAGCTGTTATGGCTGAGAACACGATTGACAAAGGTGTTGTTCCTCTGGAGGGTGAGGAGGAAAGCCAAACATTTAGGCCAGAAAAATTTCAGTCAGATGAAGCTTGGAGAAAAAGCTACGATGAACTGGAAAGAAGGTTTCATGGACAAGCCGAAGAACCCCAAGTAGAAGACAGTGATTTAAGTATTCCGGAAGTTCCTGACGCTCCATTTGATATGGAAGTGTTGCAACAGGAATATATGGAAACAGGATCTTTAACTGATAAAAGCTACAAGACTCTAGAAAAAGCTGGTATCAGTAGAGACTATGCTGATACTTATATTGCTGGTGTGAAAGCTTTAGGAGAACAGATAGGCAATCAAGTGAAGAACTCCGTAGGTGGGGGTGAAGCTTATGCTGATATGGTAGAGTGGGCTCAAGCTAATTATACTCCTGAGCAAATCCAAGCTTATGATAACGCTGTTAATAGTGGCGACACTCAGTTAGCTATGATTACAGCCAAGGGTTTAAAGGCTGACTATCAGAACGCTACAGGTATATATGGGCAGGAGATTAGCGGTGATGTACCCTCCAGGATGAGTGAGGGACTTGAAGTTTTCAGAAGCAACGCTGAGATCACTGCTGCTATGAAAGATCCAAGATATGAAAGTGATCCAGCTTATAGACAAGATGTACTTGATAGGTTGGAACGCTCAGATGTTTTTAAATCAGGCCATATTTAAAGCCTGCTGGTAGTACGAGCTATAGAGTAATTAAGTGAGTAGATTAAAGACCTACTGCGGTGGATAATCTTTGAGTCGAAAAGTTAGTGAAGAAGTATAGCATTTTGTTAGATACTTTTTTTATTAATTTAAGATTGAAAGGAGACTTGCTATGGGTGTAACTGCAACTACCGCCCCTGTTCAAGTAATGTCTCGCTCTGGTCAAAAGAACAGCACTGGTGATTCCAGTGCGATGTTTCTTAAGGTCTACGCTGGTGAAGTGTTGACCGCTTTTGAACAAGCTAGTGTTACGATGGACAAGCACGTTATCCGTTCTATCAACTCAGGTATATCAGTGCAATTTCCGTTAGTATGGAAAACTGCTTCAACTGAATATGCTTATATTAATA